GGCACAACGACACCGATACGTTGTAAAAGAATCAATGGGCTGGAACTTCTGTTGCCAGTTTAAATAAAGGGGGTACCGCGGTCATAATGGATAAGGGGGCGGTCGGAAACGTGCCGAGTAGAGAGCCTCAGGGTAATCTGCGTTAGGTGTTCCGGTCGTCTGCGATGCCAGACGGGTAACCAGGGGTCAGACTAACCTCGACAGATCAACAGTCAATCTCCTCTACTCACGTCCCAGACCAGCATAGAGAATAAAAATATGCAGGCGGGGTTTCACAAAACGCGAACATGAGTAAAACAGATCGTAATTCATCCTCTGCGCCTAAAAAGCACCAAGATGGATTATCTGAGTACTCTCACCTTCGCTCCGCGCTCTCCTTGATCGAGCATGCATGGCCCGTCAGCCGTGTTCCTTGGTCACAATTAAAGGATATAGAGCAAAAGTCCCTTAAGGATGTCAAAGAGACACTTGAGGGCCCAATCTCTACACTACCAAGTGGTGTGGGGAAGGATACCGTTTCGGCTGCGGCTAGCATTTTTCTCGCTAGAAAAGTCCTGCCCGGTACGGGCACCAAGTCGGAGGCGGAGAAGAAGTTATTTAATAAATTGACTTCTCCGGGACCGGCAGCGGCAGGGGAGGACTGGTATGACGCGGCGGCGGATGTAATTTCTCGGCTATTTCCAATAGGCTGGGATTCGGACTGGAATCAATATGTTCATGATTCCAAACGTGTTAACCAAACCGCTTGTCTTGAAAAGGACCGGACTTCTCGTGGTGTGTGTGAGTCGCTTGGGGGTTGGGGTGAGTGGACTGATCGTCTCGAAAGTGGGGAATTATACCCCATCTCTGAGAAACGGAAGATCGCTGCGGTAAAGGATGGTGGCAAGTGGCGTGTTATTACGAAAGCGGGGGGGGCACTTGCACAGTTGCGCCCTCTGCATGATATAATATATAATACGTTATCTAAGAACCGTTGGTTGCTGCGGGGTGAGCCGGACGCTAAAGAGATGACCAAACAGATGGAGGGCGAGGATGGGAATTTGGGCCGAGGAGTATTCGTATCCGGGGACTATGAAGCTGCGACCGACAATTTTGTGCCGGCTAATTCTTCAAGGATACTAGATATGCTCAGAGCCACATCCCGTTCCATTCCTGCGGGCGTTTGGGAAGAGGCGGACAGTTCAGTCCTGGGTGGGGAAATCGTGAGAGAGTGGATGACCTATGAAGACCGTAACGGGGAGAGGGTTCGGGTTGTTAAATCCGAATCAGCTCCTCGTGTAACGGGCCAGCTAATGGGGGATTACTTATCCTTTCCCCTGTTATGCCTGACTAATTTCATCGGGGTTATCTACGCGCTTGGGGATGAGGGGTGGCGTATTGCTTGTGAGGGCTTCTTAAAAGTCAATGGCGACGATATTGTCTTCCGCGCTACGAAGGCGTCCGCTAATAAGTGGATGGAAGATGTTGTCGGTGCCGGGCTTGTGCTTTCAAGGGGCAAGACGATGGTTCATTCTAGGGTGTTTTCAATAAACTCTCTCTTCTACACGGTATCTAGTCGGGCATCAATTAAGCTTGATAGGATATTGTATTGCAAGGCCGTACCAGTCATCAGGTTCAAGACCTGGTGCAAGCCAAGTAGTACATCTCTCGAGGGACGGATCAAAAGGATTCTTGTTGACGCTCATGGTCAGCGCAGAAGGATCCTAGAACTGTACTTCGGTTATGTGTGGGGAAGGGTAGCATCTAAGGGTCTACCGTCATCTATCTGCCGGTCTAACGTGTTCGTTGCGTTGGGCTGGTGTCCGAAAGATTGGAAGGAGCGTAATGTGTGGTGGCAAAAGAACCGCGCACTCATGGGGGGCGTCGCTCCCGTTTCCGGGGAAATCGCGGAGTTTAAGGGTTTGTTCATAACTCTAAACCATCCAGTAGGTAGGCAGATGAAAGGAGTTCAGCGGGCTCATGATAAGTCGGCGGCCTACGGGCGTACCGCATTGGAATGGGATCTACACAATGTAGACCCTAAACCAAAGTTCGACGATGAACCAATTCCACCATGGGCTGATGTCATACCCATGGAGAAAGCCGTTTACCTAACACCTTCCCTGTACCAAACTCACATTGCCGACCATGCAAATAAACGGCGACTGTTAGGCTTTGACCCATTGGGCCCTACAGTTGCTGTCGGTCGTCGTTACGTGAATCGTGCTGGGTTGGGTTCTGCGGTAGAGTCGGTGTACGGGGTACGGGGGGAGGAAAGGATCGCAAGTAATGACGTGCCTGTATATCACAGGGCGGGAACTCATTTGGGAGCTACTTATGACTGGAACGGATCGTTCTTAAATGAGCGGACGTCCTTTCAGTAGCGCGGTCGGATAAGAACGCAGGTCGGAGATCAAAAGGGAGGACTGGGTTAAGCCTACGGGGTACCGGAAATTAGTGTTGCTAAGGCTCTTAGAGTAGCGCACCTTACCCGGATACAACAATGGATGATGGAACATAGGCCATCCTTAAAGACACCAGAGACTTCTCCTGCTGCGGGGCACTTTAAGTAACGCTTAAAGACGATAAACGCCAGCGGACGTCGACATCGCAATCACGAAACCACACCAAGGAGGCTCAAATAGCCGCCCCCGTGCATGGATTGAAAGCGCACCTCGAAAATCCGGGGTTA